CACTTGAGACTTCTGAAACCACTTTGTGTCGTACAAGTTCATCTCTTTCAGATGTTAAATCGATGTTTTTAGAAACTTCTTCATTTAGTTTAGCTTCAACTTCTTCGATTTTACTTGCAAGTTCGTCAACGACATCTAATTTGTCATCTGGAACTTCAACATAATGGTCTTCAAATAATGATTTAAGTCCATGTATAAAGTTTTCTGTCAACTCGGACTTTAAACCTCTTTCAATTGCAAGTTCGTTATCTTTAACCCACTCTTCTGCAACATAAGACAAGAATGAATCTACTTTTTCAACTAGTTCATTTTTGATTTCGTTAGATGCTTCAACAATCTCGTCTCTCTTTTGAGATTCAAGTTCTTCTTTGATATCACTAACTTTTGCAGATACAGCAGCTTCAAATACTACTTTTGCTTTGTTTTGAAATTCTTCTGAAAGGTCTTCACCTTCCACTAAAGCATTGATGTCGTCTGACATATCATAAGATTCTGATTTCTCATCATCTTCTTCTTCGTCATCGTCATCCTTACCTTTTTTCTTGTCAATTGCTTTTTGAAGAGCAGGTGGAAGTTTACCTTCCTCTACTTCTTTTTCATCTTCGTCTTCATCCTCTTCTTCATCATCATCTTCTGATGCTTCAAGAATTGCAGTTAAAGATTCTTTTACAACTACTTCGTCCTCTAATTTGAAATGTTCAGCAATTTTCTTGAGAAGGTCAGCTTTTGTAGATTCTGATTTTTCATCTTCATCTTCATCGTCTTCATCTTCATCATCTTTTTTCATGTCCATTTCGTTAATTAAGGACTGGATGTCATCCCTACTAAAACCCTTAAGTTCTTCAATGATTTTTCTTAATGCTTCCATTTTAGTCATGTCTTCAATTTCTTCTTTGTAAGAAGCCATCATATTCATGGCATTAAGTTTTACATTACCCTGTTCTGGTGCAGATTTGTCACCTTTATCAGAGTCACCTTTTCTATTTTTAGATTTTTTGGTAGAATCACCAGCCTTGTCAACCGATTTGATTGATTTAGGCACTGGGTCTTTATCTGGAGTCACTACACCCTTGTTAGCAACTGGAGCTGATGCTTCAGTCACTTCGTCTTGATTTTTAATATCTTCTGACATTTGTGTATTCCCCTTAAAAATTTACTTATAATACAAATTAAGAACGATTATTTTGTTCTTTACTATGTATTTATAACTTTTATAGTTTAGAGAAGAAGTTTTTCATAATTTCTAACTTCTTTTCTTCCAAATGGCGTTGTTTGGTTTGTCGAATCTGGTTTTTCCATGATTCAATCTCAACGGCTTTAAATACACCGCTTTCATTTATCCATTCAACACCTTCCATAATACCATCTACAAAAGCATCTGGTGCAGAAGGGTCGGCCACAATATCAGCTGCAGTTGCAAGCATGAAATCGTTTTGGACATATTGTGCATCGTTCTTTTGGGTCACAGACCCCATACCCCTACTGGAAACGCCTAGTTTTGCACCATCATTCAATAGTCCTTTAACTATATTACCCATTGGAGTACTCATTATCTTTGCTTTACCAACAAAGTTATCACCATCTTTTTCTAAAGAAGTAATTAAATGACTAACTCTCTCTAGATTGATGGTAGGGCCATCTGGATGACCCAGTTCCCCATATGCACGATTTTTCTTAATGAACTCTTTATTATATCGGTTTACCTCTTTTTCCATTATATTCATTGGGTAAACACGACCATTTCTGTTTTTTAAATTTGTTTGGAGAAATACACCTTCTATGAACTGATGTTTCTGTCCATTTGCGTCTTTTTCTTCTATAAGACTAATTTGGTCTGATTGGTGTTCTGATATTAAAAACATTTATTTCTCCTTTATTTGCCACCCATCATTTCTTCAAACTTTTTTGGGTTTATTTTATACATGTCTTGCATTGTTTTTAGTTGTTTTTCATGAGAACCAGCAGACATTTTTACAAATTTCTCTATGTGTTTAAGAACTTTTGGATTTTTTATTTTAGGAAAAAAATCTTGAACCTTTAATTGATGCTTGTTTGGCCCAATTGTATTTGATTCTTTTAATTCCCTAATAGTTCTTTCTAAAGTCATAGTTCTTTCTTATTTAATGGTTGCAATCTTTTCTGCAACATCATTGTAGGTTTGATTACCTCTCAAACCATTTGAGAACCCAAGTGTATCTTCTATACTAGGTTCTTCTTCTAAAACTTCGTCTATAAAATCATCAAGGTCTTCACCTAACAATTTTATTAATTGTTTTGCATTCTTTCTTGCTTCTTTTTCATTTCTATAAGTTGCAAGTTCCTGTCCATCTACATAAACTTTAAATTTATTAGACTTCTTTGAAATAACGATAGGTACTTTCTTTCCTTTTGCACCTTTCTCCATATAAGAATCAACTTCCTGTTCTCCACTAGGAAGTTTAAATTTTTTCACTTCGTCTAACTCGTGAACTAAATCTTTAAATTTCTTCATCTACTGGTTGTTCCTGTTTGTTTAACCAATCAAGTTGAACATCCAGTCTTTTACCTTCTATAGCATCCTTTTGTTTGTCTACCATAGCAGTTGCAAAAGCATTAGACGCTGCAACATTGTCACCAGTTTCAAGTGAATTAATCATATTTTTAATATCTTCTCTTGCCATAATATTTTTTCCTCTTACATGAAGTCAGAGTCGTCCTCTCCTTCCCCATCTTTTTCTTCGTCTTCGATTTGTTTGTCAATCATTACTATCTCTTCTTCGGATTGTCTTAAGATGTTCTTTCTAACCCATTGTTGAGATACATATTTACCAACATACTCATCTAATTCTCTTAATGTAGTGACTCTTTCACGAAGAATCTCTGCATCTTTCATTTCTACAAAGTGAGAATCCTTTTGATAATCAAATCGGATATTCTCTTTCTCAAGTTCCCATTCCTCAATTGGTAAAATACCTTTTAATACCAGTTGAGTTTTAAGTATGTCAATAAACATACTACTAAACTTCACTCTTAATCTATCTACGAAACGAGAGAATTTAACCTCGTCTCTTGATATCTCTGTTGTCCTACCTAAACTAAATCCTGCTTCAGTTTCTAATCTAGAGATAGGTACATTCAAACTTCGGAACAGTTTTCTTTGAAAATATATTACATCTTCAATTTCACCTAGATTTTGTCCGCCAGGTAAGGTGGTAATCTCTGTTCCTCTTCCACCTTCTCTTCTAGGCAACCAGAAATCTTCCAACATACTCATATGTTTTCTGTCATCTCTGACTTCACCTGTATCTGCATTATAGACTAGTTTATTTTTGTATCTAGTCATAGTATCTGCAAGATACTGTTCTGCTTTTGCCTTTGGAAGGTTTCCTACATCTATATAGAAAATCCTTCTTTCTGGTGCTCTTGATATTCTGTAAATAACAAGTGCATCCTCTAACATTCTTAATTGATTTGCAGCCTTAAGACCTTTATGCATATAACCAATAATGTTTCGTCTGTTTGCATCCATCATTCCAGATGTAGTATAAACTATTGCATCTGGTGAAATCATAAGTGTTTGACCACCTTGACCCATAGTTTGATTTTTCTCAAACCCACCTTGATTATAAGTATAGAACTCTTTTACTTTATGTATAACTTCTATACCTTTTGCATTCTTTTTCTTTTCGACTTCCCTAACCTTTTTCATTTGGATAGGGTCAATCATTCTCAAACCAATAATACCTTTTTTAGGATTACTTGGTTCAACAAGTAAATGGAAGTACATCCTTCCATCCACATACCATTTTCTAAATATATCTGATGAGGTTTGATTGAATCTCATAAGTCTTAAGACTTCTGTAAACTCATCCCTCACTTTGGATTTAATTGAATCTGAAAATTTAGTTGCATCTAGATTGATACCAACCTGTGCATCTAAATCATTATTAGAGATTGCCTCTTGGACGATATCGTCAATTGCCATATCAACCTCTGGTATCAATGACATTTGTCGGTATCTTAAAATTAAATCTTGTTCAGATTTAACTCCACCTTCCATGTCAAGGAATGTCCCTTGAGCCATTCCACCACCGAATCCAGCGGCATATCCACCTTGACCGACTTCAACAACCTGTGCTCCATCGTCATTTATAGGTGCCACAAAGGATGGTGCTTTTGCCTCTGCGTCTTTCCTTTTTATTTCAAATCCAAATATTTCCATAATATATATTTATAACACTTAAGAAGGAACTCTAATTAAAGAGTTCTTTCCCAGTGTGAATAACTGAATGTCACATCAAAAGTCTGTATCTCATCAGCAGTATCGTATGATAATTCGATATTGTTTAAAGTTTGAGGATACATGTTATACAACTCGTAAGATGCAATAACACTGTCATCCCTATTTAATTGAGATATAGTTGCTCTTGAAACAAGATAATCTAGGTCTGTTGCACCAACACCACTATCTAAATCTTGAATACTTAACATCCATTCTTCTACTGCTGTTCTTGCAGTAAAGCTTGTATCGTTGATTATTGTGACTGTCCAATCTTCGAAAGTCCTATCCCCAGCTATTTTGAGTCTATGTCCTCTAAAGGGAACTTCAACTACTGGAAGGGTTGAGCCTGGAATTGCGGCAGTTTTGCACATAAATTCTATGTTCTCACCCATTCTAGGAATATAAACTTTAAATCTGTTGGAACGAACTCCACCAGCAATCAACTGTGACTTAAATTCATCTATAGTTGCCATGTCTTACTCCTTAATTTCCATACTGGGTATTAGTAGCACCATATACTTCTTCAAACTCAACACCAGACCTAGCTGCAACAAAGTTTAGTGTGATGAAGTTGATACTTCTATTAGGTTTAACAAAAATTGACGCTTGGAATTGATTTGCATCCACAACTGATTGTGGGTTATTTGTTTCGTCACAAACAACTTGGAAATCAACAACTCCTCGTCTTCCCTTAACTTGTCTTAAGAAAGGTTCAATCGTTGCTCTAAATTGAGCTCTTGTAAATGCATCGTTAAATTCAAATAATTGGAATTTAGCTGCAGTTGCGATTGCTTTCTCCATGACAATAAATAATCTTCTAACATTAATTCTATCAAATGCACTTGCACTTGAAAGTAAAGTTTTATCTCCAAACATTACAGTCCCCATGCCAGGGAAAGTCACGATTGGATTAACTCTCTTCTTATATAGTGCATCTCTATCAGCTTGATTTGGGTTATAAGACAATTTG